GACGAAGTTTTAGAAGAGATGCCAGAAAGAATGGATACACATTTAGCACAACCTTGGGACTGTTCCTCAAGAGGACACTCTATAATAGTGATGGATAGAATAAGTTCTAGCCCTTGGATGTGTAAAATAGGTGGTGAATTTTATAAAGGAAGATATATGTTTACAGTGGATTATACAGATAGTTATATTAGTGATGACCCTGCACAACATAAACAAAGTCACGTACTGCAGTTAATAGATGCAGATAAATGGACAGGTAATATCGTGGCATTACCTAACAATCGAGTTAGGGTAACTAATCCTGCTCTTTGGGTAACTGGAGAAGGTGCTCCAGATTTTGCACCAAGTCAGTATATTCATTCAGCAGAAATACATGATAGTTATACAGACCCTGATATTACTTTTAACAATCTTTATGCACGAGGAAAAAATGAAAAAAACTAAATATATGAAAAAAGGTTCAGGTAAAAAAACTGTAGGTGGACAATCTAAAACACCTATGTTTATACCAAGAAAAGGTGGTGGTAAAACTACTAAGTATATGAAAAAAGGTGGTATGCTAAAACGAATGGGTGGTGGCATGGCTAAGAAAACTAAATATATGTCTAAAGGTGGTGCTATGAAAAAGACAAAGTATATGTCTAAAGGTGGAGCATTAAGACGTAAATCTGGAGGAAGAACAAAGTAATGGCTATTCGTAAAAAGAAAAAAAAGACTACAAAGAAAAAAGGTGGAGCTAAACCTACAAATCCTTCTTTATATGCTAGAGTAAAAGCAGAAGCAAAAAGAAAGTTTGATGTATATCCTTCTGCTTATGCTAATGCATGGTTAGTACGTACTTATAAAAAACGTGGTGGTGGATATAGGAGTGCATAATGGCTAAGCCTAAAGGTGGACTTACAGCATGGTTTGGTAAAGGACCTAAAGGTGATTGGGTAGATATAGGAGCACCCAAGAAAAAAGGTAAGTTTCAATCTTGTGGTAGAAAATCTACAAAAGGTAGTAAAAGAAAATATCCTAAATGTGTACCAAGAGCTACTGCTAATAGAATGAGTAAATCTCAAATAACAAGTGCAGTAAAAAGAAAAAGAGCAAAAGCACAAGGAGTAGGTGGTAAACCCACAAATGTAAAAACATTTAAAAAGAAAAAGAGAAATGGTAAGACAACTAAAAAAAGTAACTAAACAACTAAAGAAAGCTTCAAAGCTTCATGCAAATCAAGCTAGAATAGTTGCAAATTATGTGAAAAAAAATGACAAAAAAAAGAGACCCAAAAGTAGGAACAGGAAAAAAGCCTAAAGGTTCTGGTCGTAGATTATATACAGACGAGAATCCTAAAGATACAGTTAGAATTAAATATGCAACTGTAGCAGATGCAAAGAAAACAATAGCTAAAGTTAAAAGAATAAATAAACCTTATGCTAGAAAAATACAAATACTAACTGTACTA